CCGCCTTCTCCTGTACTCTTTACCTCTGCTCCTTCTAAATCTACATAAGTACCATCTACAGCAGTTCCTTGCCATGTTCCAGATGAAATAGTACCAACTGTAACTGTACCAGCAGGGGATAATATTATATCACCACTTGTTGTAGTTTGAAGCGTAAGATCATTTGATGTCCTATTTATTGAAACAACTTCAGATAATGTTGTTGTACCATTTACTGTAATTGTATCACCTGAAGTATCACCTAAAGTAACATCGCCAGTTGTTGCAATATCTACAACAGCTGAAGTTGTTCCTTGTACAGTAAGATCACCTGTTATGGTAAAATCACCTCGTACTTCTGTATCACCTAGAATAATCCCACCAGTTAATGTTGATGAACTTACTAGTCTTGGTGTTGAAAGTAGCATTTTATATATCTCCTAAATCTATTATTATCTTAGAGATGGTGCCAACGAAATGTTAAAGTACCGCCTGTCACACCGCCCCTAATAAAAATTTTATCTAAATCTGCACATGGAATAGCCTCTTTACTAGCAGCCGATATCTCATCATAATCACCCATATCTCCAACATCTGATATATGCAATAAAGTATTAGGACTAATTACAAATTCGTAAGCCTCATTAGGTACTGTCATACCTATAATAGAAGTTGTATATGCTAAAGGTGAAGTATAAATAGAACTATCATCACGACATTTAAATTTCGTTGTTATCTGAATAGGGTTGTTATCAGCCCCTCTCATTAAACTTTTTACTTTACTAGGTCTACCGCTCATTTAATTAATCTCCTGTGTTTGATACTGTCCATAAACTTTTTGTAATATCACAAAATACTAAACTCCATTCAATGTATTTTTCCTGTGCTGTTTTAAAATCATCAGTAAAAAACTTATTTAAACCAACTGAATTTCTTATCTTTGATCTGGCTTTATTGAGCCTATTCATATTTTTTTGTTTATCTGTTCCAGTATTACTTTTATCTAACTCATTATATGTATTATCATCCCAATACTTTGTACTGTTATCTTTTACTGGAATATACTTGTCATCATTTGATGAATACCTAACAACCACATATTTTTTTACTGTATCATGTGGTGATACCCATCTAATATCATAAGGTTGTTTTAATAACCTTATGATAGTATTATTACCTTCACATTGTCTTATACTTTCAGCTATTTTCATTTTTATTATCTTTACTTTTAATAAGTTTTTTACCGTCAAATTCCCATGATAAATCAGAATCTTGACCTGTTAGTACTACTACACTATTTATATACTTTGATAATTCTGATCTTAAAATAGATAATTCAGTATTAATAAGCCTATATTCTTTGTCTCTAGTACTTATAGTATGTAATCTTATATTTATTTGATTTATTTCTTCATCAGATAACTTGACTTCATTACTATTTTCAACTGAACTTTCTACTTCTTTTAACATAATTATCTCCTGTTAATTTTAAAATTATACTACTATATTTATAGCTATCTGTCAACCTACATTACCTTATCTTCTTCTATTTTCCATTTCATCTTGTAATGATTTATCATAACCTCTTTCAGATTGACCATGATACTTTGATATATGTCTTTTATGTGCAGAATATGATTCTAAACTAGCACCACAATGAAAACAAGGATACATACGTCTCTTATTCATACCACCATGACCTCTTTTATTCATATACTAACTCCTTTTTATTTAATTTAACCCATAAACTGTCTAAAGATTCTTGTATTTCACTTTTAGTTGGCTCATATAATTGGACTATGTTTTCTCTTTCTGATAAATCAGCTAAACCACCTTTCCAAAAATGTATAAAAATTTGTGGTATACCTAAGTAATATGCTAATACACCTATAGCACTATGAGTAGATATTATCATACAACATGTTTTAATTTCCTCATAAACTTCTATTAACGTCTTACCATGTATTTTTATAGAATCAGGTATAGCTTTATCAGACAAAAATCCAAATGATTTTACATCTATAGGATAATCTATTGCATACAATGGGTTGTATATTTTAAAACTACTTATTGAAGCTGCTTGTACACCTATATAAACTTCACCAATATCTTTAATACAACTATCTATTGTTGTATTATAACCACCTACTACAACATCTGGTACTACACCAGAAGCCCAAGGAACAGATTTCATATCTATACCTAAATCTTCACTACAAGTAAATAAACCATTAAATGTTGAATCTGGGTATATAACTGAATCATAACCGCTATCATAACTATTACCTATATGAGATAAAAACCTTTTAATAGATTCCATATCTGTATTTATATGACCATCAATAAACTCATCAGAATGTAACTTATCAACTAAATCTATATACTGTAATAGTTTAGCTGCACTACCTTCATATTTCCCATGAACTAAATCAACACTTATACCTTTATCTTGTAAAGCTTTAAGTATTGGTATAGCATGAAACATATCACCAACTCTTGTACCACCGTATTTTAACAGTACTTTACCCATATAACTATTTCTTTCCTTTACTTTTTACTTTTGTTTTATTTGCCTTCTTTATAGCTTTCTTCATATTCTTTTCTGCAATTATATTAAATCTTTTTTTCATGTCAGTAAGAGTTTTATCAAAAAATGGTCTAGCTACCATTTTTTCAGTTCCATATATTATATCATCTATATATGGTACATCATTTTGATCTATACCAACACTACTTATGAATTCACTAGTACCAGATTGTCTTATAGATTTCTTTTTTATTGCATCATAAAGATACCCATCTTGTTTATGCACCTGCCACTTAGATTCGTGTCCTAATGAACCCTTTTTTACACCACCTTCTTTAGCATAAGGATGACCTAATCTTTTAAGGTCTTTTAATGAGTGATCTGTTAATCTAGCATTTCTTCTTACTTCTTTATAATACTCATTTTGAAATTGTTTAAGTGTTACATCAATATAGCTACCTTTATTTCTATGAGTAAAAGGTTTAAGTGCCTTAAGTAAAAAACCTTCTAATTCTTCCATTTTACCCATTTTTGATTTACTATCTTTAGAGTATTTTGTTACCATATGATGTACCCACTTAAATTTATTCCTTTATACTAAACCTTCAAGATGCCCTTGAGCAACTTGAGCTTTATCTCCTACCATATCAGTAATAATATGTATATTTTCATCACATAATTTATGAAATGGGTGGTCTGGTCTTAAAGTATTAATAACTTTTTCAAAATATATTTGAGCCTTATTAAGATACAAATACCCTAAATCTTTATTACACTGATAGAACTTATTATCTAATTCAGATGCTTGTAGTAAATTCTCTTCTGCCTTATCAACAAAGCCTTCTTCAAGATAGTGTATTGCAATAGCATATCTAGGTCTAGGGTCTTTTGGAAAATCTTCTATTTGCTTTTGGTTCATCTTAAAATAATTCTGCATTTTATTTTTAAGATCTTTTCCTGATTTAAGGTAACCAAAATGAAATAATTTCATAGGAGCTCTACCAATATTAACATGACCATTAGTATCTATAGTTTCATGGACATAACCAGAATACTCAAAATCACAAGATTTTTTAAATAACCTTATTGTTTCAGATAAAGAATATTTATTATCAACCATTAGATTACTTACATAAAACATATAAGCCTCTAAATCAGTATCCAACATTCTTCTTACTGTAACTAAATCTTCAAGATGTTCATCTATATCCATATGAAGAATCCAAGTTGAATTTGAATTTTTCAATGCTTCATTTCTTGCATCTGAAAATGAATTATTCCAAGCCTTATGTATAACCTTACAATTAAATAGCTCTGCTAAATAAACACTATTATCTGTAGAACCTGTATCAACTATTACTGTTTCATCTAAAAATGGTGTATATGATCTTAAAAAATCAAATAAAGATGATTCTTCATTTTTCATAATAGTACATAAACTAATAGTACTATCTTCTATCCATTCTCTTAATATTAGTGGATTTTCCTTTATTAAATGTTTATAGTCTTTATGTCCTATAAGAGCTGGGTTCTTATCAGTATCAGTCTTTTCATACCATTCATACTTTCTTTGTCTTTGTTCTGGGTGTACATAACCATAATGTTTTATTCTAATAGAAGATGTTCTAGATAAATCTCTTGGTGTAAAAGGTATATTCCCAACATGAAAACTACTTTTAGAGCCTAAAAATATTTTAGGGTCACCAGTTAATCTAACTAACCTGTTACCATGCATGTTCTTCCATACATCACCTGCATTATAATGTTTTTCATCATTCCAAAACGTATAATAATGTACTGCATAAGCTTGACACATTGGATCTGGAGTATTAATTAATTTCTCCATATACTTTCTATCTACCTTATCTTCAACAACCTCATCAGCATCTAAAGAAAATACCCAATCCATCTTAGCTTCTTTAGCCATTATAAGAAGCTCATTTCTATCACGTCTTTCATCATATTCTCTATCATGTTGTTTTAGTGTTACCTTACACGATAGTTCTACGTCACCTATATCTTTTATAGATATCTTATTTGATTCATTACTTATTTTTATAGGTGAATTATCGTCAAGAATAAATATATGGTCTGCAAATGTAGAACTCTTCTTTAATGACCTTATAAATATTTCTGCTTCATATTCATCTCTTAATTTAACCCTATATATTATACCTAAAGTTTGTTTAATGGTTTTTCTATTCTCGTACTTTTTTAATAGATCAACTATATGTGCAGTACCTCTTTTTAATTCTGGTATTCTATCTATAGTTCTTGAACCATAATGAAATACGAAAATATCTTTACACACAACAGTAACAAACCCAGCTTCATAAGCCCTAATACAAAAATCTAAATCTTCACAACCAGCAAAAAATCTTTCATCAAGTAAACCTATTTTATCAAATACTTCTTTATTTACAAATAAACATAATCCTGATACTATTCCTGCAGGTATTACTTGCCTGTAATTATTAGTATATAATCGTTTTGCAGTTATTTCAAACGACTCTCTGTCTCTACATTTTTCTTGTTGTATATTCATACCTACATAATTAGACATAGGTGCTGCTATAGATGCAGGTTTTGTACCAGAAATTCTCTCATATTCTTTACAATCAGCACTGAACTTCTTTAAAAAATTATGTGGAACTAAAGCATCATCATTAAGTATAACTACCCATTCACCTTTTGCTATCTTAATACCCATATTTACAGCTTTACCAAAACCTAAATTTTCAGTATTATGTATAGATATAATATCTGGATTAGTTTTTAAGTATTCTTCAGTATTATCTACAGATGCATTATTAACTACTATAATTTCTGTTTCTTCTGCGTCTGACCCATCTTTAACGTAAGCTAATGTTTCTGCTAAATGATTAAAATTTGAACTTGTCGGTATTATTACACTATACTTAATACTACTCACAAACACCTACCTTTCATAATTAATATTATAATTTTACTATGTACCAGATAACTCACCTAATTCAATTTCTTGGTGATTAATATTTCCATAAATATCAGAAGGATAATTAATACTTATAATTTCAAATGTTCTACCTACTACTCTAATGTAATCTTTAACAGAGGCAGGCACACTATATAAAGTAAATAATATAGGAGACGTCTTAACTTCTACACCAGAAAAATCACTTGTAAAATCTCTTTTTCTATTACTAATTCTACCTTTATGTGTACCTTGTACTGCCCTAAAAAGTATTGGAGCACCAGCATTTGAACTTAGGAATACTTCTATTGTACCAACTGTAGACTCATTTGTCAAATTAATTAATGAAATTGTTGATATTGAACTAAAAGTATTTAATGTGATTAACTCACCATTATTGGGGAATGTTAAAGACTCTACTGTACTACCATCAAGTGTAACCGTACCTGAACCTGTAGTAAACCCGTCTAACCTAACACCTATATTATTTTCAGCGAAAGTTAAAGAAACAGAATTTGTTTGTCCAGGAGAACTTAGAGTAGTAAGACCAGATGTAACAGTCTCTAATGTAAATGAATCTGTAAAAAATCTATCTATCATAATCATATCATTTGATTGTATAAAGGTGACTTTCTTGCAAAATTAGTATCACGATACTCATATATAGTATCTAGTATATCTTTCATATCAGCACCAAAAGAAGAACTTGTTGTCATAGAAAAATCTCCTATACTCATAGATTTAAGACCTATAGTCTTTCTTCTACTCCAAAATAAATTAACTAACTCCATACAGGTTGTTTTAACTACATCAGGTGGTGTTTGACCATAAGATACACTTAAATTAAAATCACCTGTAAATCTATTATCCAATACTAATATACCTACATCATTTTTCCTTTTATAGTCTACACCTGATTCTATGCTAGATATACCAACTATAGGGTATTTTTTTAGAACAATAATATCCATATCCTGAACGTTGTATTGTGTCTCATCTACACCATATTCAACTTCAAATGTATACCCTATATACTCATCTATTTTTTGAGACGCAGATGCAATAAACGTACTAAGTATTGTATCTGAATCTGAAACTGATATATCTAAATAATCTTTTACTTCCGATAAAGAAGCATAGTTTGCCATTATCATCTCCCATGAACACTATAAGTATCAAAATGATACGTATATAATATTATTTCAGCTTTTCAATTTTATGCCCTACACCAACAATACCAAAACCTGCTGCTACTACGCCAACTATTTTAGCTATATCAGGGTAACCCAAACTAATTAATCCTGCTGTTACTGCTGCTAATCCTGCTGCTGCCCAAGTCTTCCATCCCTTCATCATAATTACTCTCCTTTTAAATAAGTTTTATTTTTCTTTAGATTCTGAATCTATAACAGTATACCCAAATTTTCTTAAACGTTCTGCTGTGTTAGGGTTATCACAAAACCCTTTACCTTTTTCTATCTTTACAGATTCATCATATGTATTTTCTTGAAAAGAATCAACATCACTCCAAATAGCAGGACATCTAACTTCAAATCTTTTTTTCTTCATATGTTTTCCTTCTTAAATTACATTACTTTTCAATGGTATTTTCGACTTTATCTTCTATCTTATTAGTTCCAGCCTTATCAACTTTTAAATCTAACCCAGAAAGGCTACAACCAGCTAAGAATAAAGCTGCAATACCTACGATAATTAACTTCTTCATTTTCAATCCTCCAATAATAAATATAAGAATACAAAGAAAAGTTAGGGTTAGATATTAACCCTAACTTTTCTTGTTTTAAAAACTATATCTTTGTTAAAAAATTAACAAAGATATTTAGATTTACGCATTAATACCTTCCAAAGTTGCGTGATGGAGTGTGGACGCCATAACAAAAGCTTCATCTGAGTAAATATCAAACTCATCATATTGTGAGCTATTTTTACTCAAAGGAGTAACTGTTACGTCATTCATATAACCAACCCAGAACTCACTAGTATCTACGACAAATATATTTGTAGTATCACCAGTAGCTCCCAACTGATTTGTACCATCCCAGTAGTAGGTATTTAGTACATTGGTAGAAGCATAAACAGGTATATCATCATATGCCATAACCCTAAAACCACCATTTACTTCTACAGAATCAATAAATCTCTGTTGACTTTGCAATAGTGCGTTAATTTTTCTTCTACCTGATTTTGAAGTAACTATAACATCAGGTGAACCGGCACATGCATCAATAGTTTCATCCAACTTAGCTACAGTAAGAGCAGAACCACCAAGAGTAGTACCTTGTGCAATTCTCTGACTACCAGTAATCAAAGTATTCAAACCATCAGGCTGATTAGAATTGGTAGTATTATTACCATAGAACATGGCATCTTCTTCCATATCTCTAAAGGCTCTACCTCTAGATTCAATTTCTTCTGCAACCAAATCCTTATAACTTCTACCAGCATCTTTTGCAAACCTAGTTACCTTACCTCTTGCAAGCAATGTTCTAAACTGAAATGTTACCCTAGAATATGCACCACGATCAGTATCAGGTTCTGCTGTATCAGCTATCCATTGTGCAACTGTATTTCCTGCTGCTGCACTTCTTCTGTTTAGTAACCAAGAATCAGAATTTCTCTGTTTTCTAGGTATGTTCTGTCTAAGAGGATTCTTATACTCTATGATCTCTGATACCACTTTATCTACTTCTGGTTGAATAAGAACACCAGATGTACCAGCATAATCAAGAGACCTCTTAATTTCTGACTGCCAATTTTTACTCATAATTTTCTCCTTATTATTTAATTAAGTTTACTTTTTGTCTTCTTCAGCTAACTCTTCTTCAGCTAAATCAAACATATATCTCAATTTATCACCTGGATTTTGTATCTTACCCATCTTTTCAGATCTCGCAAGTTCCTTATCCTCTGACTTTGACTTCCTACTATCTTCTTTGTGTGCCTCTGAACCCACACCTTTTCTTATTGGAAGCGTAGTTTTAACTAAAGTAGATAGTGCCTCTAATGACCTTTGAAGTTCAGATATTTTAGTATCATCTTCTTCTTTAGCTTTAGCAACCTCTTCTTTAACTTCTTCTACTTCTTCTTTAGCTTTAGCTACTTCTACATCTACATCTTCTTTAGCCTTAGCTACTTCTTCTTTAGCTTCTTCTACTTCTTCTTTAGCTTTAGCTACTTCTTCTTCAGCTTTAGCTTTTGTAACTTCAGAAACAGATTTTGTAAATGCTTCAAGAGTTTCTTTTAGCTCATTAAAACTTGTAGACAAACACTCAGATACAGCCTTCTTTACATCATCTAGACTAATACCAGGGTTATCAACTTTTCCACGGGCTTCTTCATCTGTTGTACCTGTTAGAGCCATTGATGCTTTAAGAAAATCCAAAGCACCTCTAAGTGCATTAATCTGAACTTCTTTATCTTCAGTACTCAAAGCAGATTCTACAGATGAAATAAGAAGTTCAATCTGATAAGCATCTTTCTTTATGCTATCATCTTTACTTTTCTTTACCTTCTTTTCCTTAGTAGACATACTATTCTCCTTATTAAATTGTTTACTTAACGACTTCTCAACATACCATGCTAACGTTCTAGAAGATGGATCTGCTGGAACCGTTACCAATGATGTTTCAAATAACCTTATTTGGTTTACATATTGAACTACTTTATCTAAACCTTTAATAAATTTTTCTGTAAAATCTAAAGCAGTACCACTTACACTAAACTTATTAAGTACACCTTCTTTGATTTTCTCCCAAATATCTGGAACTGTTTTAGAAATTAAAGCTTTTATCCATAAAGCTCTTTCCTCTGGTAGATATTTAACCTCTAATATCTTACCTATTTCTTTATCTCTATCATGATTATATAAAAGGGTAGTGTATTTTTTAAGGTCATTCTCAGCCCCCACTAATGCACTTTCTGAAATATATAAATCATCAACATCTAAGTCAGCAGTTGTTGCAATACCTTCTATAACACATTTACCACCCTCTTCTGCAAACCTACGTACTTCCAATAAAGAACTAAACTCGACACCTTTATTAACACTACCAATACTACCCAATTTTTCCTGTTTAGAAACTTTCTTTGGGTTACCTGTTGTACTATCTGTTGTACTTCTATCTAGCTTTACTAGATAGTTTCTACCCCTAGTTTCAAATTCTTCTACAATTTCAGAATATTTATTTTCTAAATTTTCTTTACTGAACCCGTAAACAGGTTTACCAGTTCTTACTGCTGTCTCATAAAAGGATTTAACTATTGACTCCCTAAAAAGTAAATCTTCATCACTTAAAGTATTAAGTTCAACATCAATACTTAAGTCAAATACATCAGGTCTATCATCAGTACCTTCTCCCTTTAAAAAATCTTTCTTTATTCCCATAACTATTTCCTCTTTCTTTTATTTAAACCTTTTTTTGGTTCAATTGGAACATTTATATATTCCAAAATTTCTTTCATGCCTAGCTTCTCCATACAAAACTTATATAATTTTGGGTGTGTACTATACATAATTTGAAATTTATTTTGAACAGGGTGTTTATCTAAATGTGCACCAAAGGCACAATACACACAACCAGTCCTACTAAACCCTTTATCATAAATCTTAGAATACTCTAAATTTTCTTTTTTTATATACTTCCATATATCTTCTTCTAACCAAAACATTAAAGGTCTAGACTGCTTTTTACCGCTACCTTTATTACAACCATCTTTACTGTAACTTTGTTGTCTTAAAAGAGATTCACTTGCCATAACACCTATATAAGGTGTTCTACCATTTTTTTGATAAACAGTAAAAGGTCTTTTCTTCATAACCTCACAACATTTATCAGATATTTTAAATGGTGCATCAATTAAATATTGCCACTTTTTACTAATTGTACCAGATTTATTTTTTCCTATACCATTTAAGCGTCTATCTATACTATCTTCACAAACACCCCGTTGAATCTCACCTATAAATTGAGCTTGTTCTTTAGAAATAATAGGAAACCCATATCTTTCTAATACCATCTTAAAATTCATTTTAGGTTTAATCCACTCAATATTAGGAACAGTCTTTATAAATTCCCTTACTTCAGGAAATTCTAATCCAGTATCACAAAATACACCTGGTACTTTAGGATACAAAGACCTCACTAAGTGTAATAAAACTGTACTATCTTTACCACCAGAAAAAGCAATATAAACTTTACCATGACATCTATTATACCATTCTCTTATTCTTTCCTTTGACATAGCTATTTTCAAATCAAGAGAATATTTTTGTCTTGTTTTTAAGTCAAATGACATAAGTTATTTTAAGCTTTCTTTTTAGGTGCATCAATTATATCATCACTATTTTCATTAGAAATACTATTATTTTCTAATTCTGTAGGATTTGCATTAGATACCTCATTACTTGTAGTACCTGATCCTGCTCCACCATCATCATCTAATACTAAATATTGATTACCTACTCTTACAGCTAACCTATCACCACCTGGAACTGGGTCGAAATTTAACGCTTTTCTTGCTTCATTTTTAGTTATGATACCTGCATCAGACATCTCACGTGCTGTACTTGCATCAACTACAGGTTCTAATACAAAACTTATTGTTGTATCAGGATATATTTCACTAATTAATTCTTGATTTATTTTATTTGTAATTAAATTAACAAGAGGTCTAAATAACTTAGATCTACCAGTTTTAAATAACCTATCTACTGTGGCGCGAGTTAAACCATTTGCGTCACCTAGGTCGGCTGAACTAACACCAAAATTCTTATTTACAGTTTGTTCAATTATCAAAGTAAGCTCTGCTAATTGCATTTCTCTAAATGGTCTTGTAAACGATACCCAACCAGCACTACCCACATTATCTATAACATTGATTTTTTTCTTACCACTTTCACCACGATTAGCTTCAAATTGTGCTTTTGCTCTTTCATAAGCTTTTCTACCTATTGTTTCTAAATGTAAAATACCAGGTGGGATCTCATCATCAACAAAATGCTTGGCTATAGATTTAGAAGAGAACATTAAAGCTGATATCTCATCTATAATAGTTTCTATTATAGGTGTACCATAACTTGAATAACTTCTTGGAAACTGTCTAACCCAAATTAAATCATCTACATCATGTGATATAGAAGATTTAACTCTACCAGCTTTATCAACTAAGTCCTGTTTAAAATAACATATATAAGAACGAGTAGAATCTAATATAGGTCTAAACTGTGAAGCATCTCTTACATAGATTTCTACTATGTTACCATTTATATTTCTAACCTTTTCAATAATAGCTTGATCTAATACCAATAAATCAATAAGAAAGGAATGAAATAGAGTTGGCCATATCTCTTTTGATATATTAGGTCTACCTATAAAATCTTCTACAACAGATTTACCTGGACCTTCTACCTTTATAGGTAAATGTGCTATTTCTTTTACTATACTATCAATAGCTGGTCTTACATGAGATGATCTACGATATATTTCTCTTAAAGTATCAAAAGACAATAAAGAATCTCTTTTTATATCGCTAGGTGAATATGACCAAGACTCAGAACTGGAAGAATGATCATCTCTCCAACCACGTTTAACTGAAAATCCGTTACCATCTATTAAATTTTCAGATAATCTTATTGTTTTTTCATCTACAACCTCTGCTGAATAATTCTTTACAGCTTCAAGAGCATCACCAAATCCCATAGATATCTTTTTACCATCGTAATCTAAAACCTGAAAGCCGTTATTATTTTCTTTTACTTTATTTTTTCTTGCCATATATAATTCCTTTTTAACCTATAGACCAACTAGCAAAACCACCTTTACCACTAATACCTTCACTTGAATATTTTTTACTACCTTGTACTGCCAGATAACTAGCTAAAACTGTATCAGTATACGTACCATAAGGGTATTGTAATAATTCTTCTATCCATATGCAAATAGAGCAACCACAACCTTTTTCTACATCCCAATCAAATTCACCTTCTTCAAGTGGAATCATCCATCTACCATTCTGAAAATCCGTAGCCATTGCAGGTACACCAAAATCAAGACTTCTTTTTTGATTAGCACCTGTTGTAAATGGTTCAATATTCATATCAACACCTTCTAGATCTTCTAACCAATCTATAATAGCTTGTTGATAAAAATTATTTTCTACAACAGCAGCTATAGGCTGTGTCTCATTATACATATCTATTAATTCTCTTGCTGTATCAGGAGAAGAATATTTACCTCTTCTTATTTCTATAGGGTATCTTCTCTTCTTTTCTTCATCAAAAGCCAAACAAAATAATACAGTATACTTAGCACTACTTTTTTGACCTATAGCCAAATCGACACCTATAAATTTTTCTTTATCATCATGATAAGGAATTTCACTTCTTGGAAAACAACAAGCTCGGATATGTTCTTTACTAAATGTCTTATCAAACTCAGACATCATCAATCCACGAAATGCAGGATTAAAGTAGTTTGCACCTCTAAATTTAAATTCTTCTATTAAAGCATCCTTTGGCCACCTTTCAGGCCATACAGGTGTAAATTTTTCATCTATAGCATACTTATAGGATTTAACTTTAGGTGTTTTTAATAACTTTGCAGTTAAATCATCTTTATGCCAAGGTGTTGCAACATATATAATTCTAGATTCAGGACCACTACGGATATCCATCCAATTACCAAAAAATGCATCTATTACTTGATGACGCATACTAGGGTTGAGTATAGCATTTTTAAAACTAACAACATCATCAAAGATGACCAAATCAGCTTTACCACCAGTAGCAGATGCTAATACACCACAAGCCTCTATAGATGAATCTTTACGAACTTGAGAACCTGCCAATCTAATTTTTGATGCTGACCATAATAAAGCACCTTTATCTGTTATATCTGGAAATATATCATGGTACTTACCACCCTCTTTAGTTATATGACCTTTAATTTCTGATAGTATCTTACATGATAAATCATCAGAATGGCTTATAATCTTTATTCTTAAATCTTTATTATTACCTAATTCCCATAAACATCTTTCTACTGAAATAGAAGTAGTCTTACGGTGGTCTTTAGGTGAAGTTATAACAACAAACCTGTTTTCTGTTATCTTATCATGCCATTCCTTGTGCATAGAAGATAAAGGAAACTCAAAGTCAGTAGCCATATATTGAGAAAATATAAAAGGGTCTTTTCTAGCAGCCTTTTTAATCTTCTCCAGGTTCAATAAGAGCAATTGCTCTTGTTGTTTCCTTAATTCGTTTTGATAGTTCGTCATCATCTAAACCTTGTACTTCTACACTAACTGTTTTTTCAGTTCTTACAGTAGGTTGTCCTAAAAGTAAACGTTTTTGCTCAGTAGTAAATCTTAGAGTACTTATTATTTCATTCCAAGTAGTAGGCTCTACTTCACCAGTATATATCTTTTCTGTTACTATATTTTCAAGTTCTCTCAACATACCTAAAGTTACTTCATCTTTTTCTAATATAGCAACATTTTCTGAAGTTTCTTTAAGCGTTAGTTTTGTTTTTAGTAAATTTTGTAGTTGAAATGTTTTATCTTCCCATTCATCTTCTTTCTTCCATATAGTAATTAATGATGGGGATACACCTAGTTCTTCAGCTACTTTACTTAAATTACCGTATTTACGATAAAGTTTAAACGCTTGTTTTCTCTTTTCTACCTGTTTTGGTCTACCCATATTAGCAAGAATGTACCATAAAATTAATTATGTGTCAACAAGTATTACCACATAGGAACATAAAAAAACCCTACAATGTTAACCATCTAACATTGTAGGGTTACGGAGGATACTTAAAACATGAGAATAAAAAGCGAAAGTAAAAATAAAATAAAAATATAAATTACTATGTACCCTCACTAAAAGACAAAAGAGTTACAGCTCTTCTGCCTTCGATACCACAATAAAAGAGACAACACGCGAATATATACAACCTATTTATTGTGGTGACCTACGTACTATAATAACTCTTAACTAAAGAGCCATCTTCAATCTGTTCTTTAAATTTCTCACCAAACTTAGCAAGCCTGTACTTCTCACCTTTATACTCGTAAAAACCTCCTTTATGGAATAATATCTTTTCTAACTTAACACCTAACATTATGGTGTCTTTAACACTATCAAACCCTTTAGAATATAAAACATCTACTTCAACAGGGCCTCTAGGCTGAGACATTTTATTCTTAACTACAGACAATCTACACTCCATACCGATAGGATCACCTTTTATAACATTTTTAGTGTATATAAACCCTTTATTATGTGTTTTAATCCTAACAGAAGAATAAAATTTAATAGAGTTACCATAAGGTGTTGTTTCAGGGTTGCCAAACATTACACCAATCTTCTCTCTTATTTGAGAAACTAATACTAATGAAACTTTACTATCCCATATTATCTTATTGATTTTTCTTAGTGCTTTAGATACTATTCTAGCTTCTTCACCTAATGCTTTTGTATCTTCTATTTTTTCTGATTCTAATTGAGCTTTACTAGGCAATACAGAAATTGAGTCTACAACTAAACATGCTTGTGTTTTATTAGCTTGTGCGAATTCACAAGCTGTAATTATTTTATCAAAAGCATCCTCAAGGTATTTTGAACTTAATAGTAAAAGTTTTGAATCATCTAAGCCTAAAGTAGAAGCCCAACCAGACAATAAAGAATTCTCTGTATCCAGCATTATAGCAAGACCATCATTTTTCTGACAACTAGCAAGAAGATTCGCAGCTAAAATAGATTTACCTGAACTCTGCCACCCGAATATCTCTGTTAATCTACCATAAGGTACACCGCCACCTAATGACCAATCTAAAGTTTTAGAACCAGTACTTAGAAAACCTAACTTATGTTCTGGTAATGGCTTATCTTTTAAAGTACAAGCATCTTTACCAAAACTAGCCAGTAAATCCTCAAATATGTTTTCATTTTTAACCATATATTCCTCTTACTTCCACCAAAATAAAGCTATCAAACCAATAGGAAAAACAAGTACTGAGATAGTAATAATTATTGCTCTCCTTAAAAACATAATACCCTCCTTTAACTAATTAAACTTTCTATCTCTTTAAGAAGATTTTCTTTTGAATTATCTTCACTATCTTCCTTATCTTCCTCTACAGTTACAGGTGCTTCTATGAGATTCTCTACCTCACTAACTACTGTTTCAGATTTAGTCCCATGAATATTATTAATAACAGCCTGTAATTCCAAAGGATCTCTAAAAGTTGCAATATCCTTATCCAAATCAAACATATTATCAATCCACTTATCTACTACAGCTTTATCAGAATGTAAAGGTGAAGTATTAGCAGCAGGTTTTAAGGTATACTTGGTATCTTCTTTAGTTGTACCTACTCTTTCTATAATCATATCTCTACCATTGTCAATATCTGTTATATCACCATAATCTTCATCATACAGGTAACTTAAAATATTTTCATATAGTAATATACCTGACCTCATTACTTGAACACCTTTATCTTCTTCACCTCTTACTACAATATTGTAATAAACACTCTTAGACGGATATAAACTAGAAGCTAATTCTTTGTTTCCTGCCAATTTAAGTTTATAAGCAAACTCACAAATAGGGCATTCCTTATTAATAACTTTTAAACAGTTATACATAGTATCATTTGGTGGAACTTTCCAATGCGATCTACATTCAAAAGCTATATCACCTGCCTCACTCCAAGGTGGCAATATCCTAATTCTAGTTGAACCTTGTGGTATCTTCCACATAGGTAAACCGCTTCTTTGTGATTCTTCTTCTAATCTCTGTTTAGATTGCTTTGCTCTTTCTTTATCCACTTTAAAAACTTTTCTAGACATCTTTATTTCCCTCCTTAGATAATAAACTACCACAAATAAATTAAAAACAGTGTTACAGCAACATATGTCATAATCATACTATACTCTCCTTTCCTTTATTATGTGTTTTCTGTAACATCAGAATCTACTTTACGATTAAAACCTATACTCTTTAGCATATCTTTCTTCATTACAACTGCATCTCTGTTACCTTTATAAAGTTCCCATTTGCGTACACTGTCTACATACTCTTTTTTATGTTTAATTACAGCTGGACTAATATTCACAATTTCTTTACACTTATTATCAGTATTACCATTCTCACTCTTTGCATCTAAAAATACTTGTGAAGATATTCTTTTTAATTCATCTTTAGCTGTTAAATGTTCTGCGTATGATTCTGCTGTTAATCTTGAAAATATATAAAATGATTTAACTACCTTAATATATTCTCCTTCTAAATCGTCTGGATTTATATTATATAAATCCTCTACATATTTCTCAAACTCTTTATTCAAATTCATAATCTTATTATACCCCCTTTTTTAAAAAAAGTCAAGTTTATTTATCATTATTATTTTTGCTTGACATATTAAAACTATTTTTCAACCTTCTTATTGCAACTATTTCTTTTTGTTCTGCTGGTAAATAGGCGAAAGACTCTAAATCATAACAATCTATTAGTTCACAATAATGCTTATAACAAACATATGTTTTTGCCTTTTTCAAACCTTTATCATGAGGTATTTCAGCATAATAAAATACCTCTAAGTTTGTTACTAATCTTTTGCAAATAGCACACTCACCTGACCTTTCAACAGGCTCTCCATTGAAATTTAGTTTCTTTTTACATTCTTTCATTATAACACTCTTTCCTTTCCATGTACACATTTAATAGTTGGAAATCTTAAAGATATACCTCCTTCCTGATTTTTTGTTTCTTCAAAATATTGTACTGTAATAGTCTTTCCTAATATTTCATCTGGATGTTTATAATAGAATTCCCTTTGTTCTTTAGAGAAACCAGACCCAACTTTAACCTTATTATTTTTATGCTCTATTATCACAGAAGCTAAAGTTTCACGTTCAATATCTTGACCATCTTCTAAGAATCTCATGTTATCCATTATGATATTTTCAACAATATACTCGGCATCCATAAAAGTTTTTACTTTTAATAGATTATTAGTTCTCTTTCCCTCATAACCAACATCCTTTCTTAACATTACACCTTCATACCCTCTTTTTGTAGCATTTTCTACTAGTTTAGTTAATTCATCTAAAGAGGTTATTTTAGTTTGTTCTAGTATTTCTACATTCTTAATTTTAGACTTACCGCTAGAAAATCTAGGTGAATTATTTAACCTTTCCATAAGAGTACTACTAGATTTCTTACTATTAAATTCTTCAATGGTTAGACAATCGAACATAAAAAACTTAGGATTTTCAATGGTATGGTCTTTCTTTCTTATCTCTTTCATTACCGATTGAAAATCTTCAACACCATTTTTTACTATACAAACTTCACCATCTAAAACCATATTTCCTAGACCACTTAAATTTTCTTCTAGTACACCTAAAGTATAAAACCTCTTACCAGTCCTGGAATAAAATTCAACAATACCATTTTCTATTTTAATGACACATCTTACACCATCTAACTTTCTACTACCATACCATTCTCCACTATCTACATTTATCATACCACTTACATATTTATTAGCCAATGCAACTTTAAATTCTGGTATTAACCCTGGTATAACTTTATTAATAAGACTTGCATTTGCTCTTGTCTCTATATCTTTATCTAATATGTCATAGATAAGTTGGTCGTATAATATATGATTAAATATAAATTGTTTAACCTCTAATATAGCCTTATGACCTGTTATTTTTCTATTAGAAAGTCTGTCTAATAGCTGAAATAAGCAATCGTTACCACTTCCACCAGCTATTTGTGTATTTTTCTTTACATTATCACTTGTTACACCATACGTCTTACTATCGTCATTAGTATATTTTAATACCTTAATAATAAAGGCATTATCCTTATACTTAGATAGTATTACCTTCTTTTTATTTGAAGATGAAGTTGCTTTCATTTCATCTACAAATGTTTGTAAAGATTTAAAATCATCCATATTTACTCCCTCCTATTATTGTTTTAACATTCACCCCAAGATTTACCTATTTTTATATCTACAAGAACATCCCCCATTACAGTATCTTTCTCTAATATAAGTTTAATTTTTTCAACTAAGTCTTCTTCATCATCGTGTATTATGAAATACACAGCATCATGTTTTGTGTGTATAAGTTTACTCTTTTTATCTTTTAAGAAATTATGTACTGCAAGAACTTTAGGCCAGAATATAGCTGAACTTCCAGATTGTATAGGAAAATTTACAGCCTGCCTTGTAATATCATGGTCTATATCATATATCTTATACTTTGATGTTATAAACCTTCTTGTTCTACCAGCTATATCTTCAATATAACCAAACTTTAAAGCAAAATCACTATATTCTTTAAGTAGAATACTAGCTTTAGGGAACTTCTTAAAGAAACCTTTCTTTAGTTTTATTGCATAATCTAAAGAAATACCAAATTCTTCAGAGATACTCTTTGGACCTCTCCCATATAAAGTACCATAAACAACACCTTTAACTTGTGCCCATATCTCCTCACTATAATCTATACCAGCAATTATTTTAGTTAGCTGTACTTTAGCATCTGGTGCATCTAGTATTTTACTTAGTTTTTTATCTTTTGATAAATATGCTGCTATTCTAAGCTCAAACTGTTTATAGTCCATACCAACAAACTTATAACCTTCTGGTGCAACATAACAGTCTCTAAAACCACCTTCCCTTGGTATTGTATGTAAAGATGAGGCTAAACGACCGCTTACTGTACCATTAAGATTATTTTCATTATGTAACTTATTATCACTTTGTAGCATACAAAACAAATCATTACTATAATCTGGCTCGTAAGAATCTAAATCACTTAATAACGTTGATAGTTGTATTTCATTATTCATTGATATGTACTTTGATGTATCTTCTTCAGAAACGGTATCAGGAACATTAATATCAAATTTAATCTCTTTCATTAAATACGTACCTAAGCTCTTAACAAGAGTTCTAGCATCATGTAATAAACTAGGAGCTTCATGTTTAGATTTTAAAGATTTTAGTACTTTTTCATCTGTACTATAACCACCAGACGGTGTTTTCTTATCAGACCGCAACCCTAAAACATTAAATAGTGTATCACCAACCTGTTTAGGCGATTGCCAGTTTATATCAGCAATCCCAGTTAACTTACGTTTAATCCTAACAAGATCAATGTTCTTATTTATATTTAATAGTTTTAACTTATTAATATCAACAGGTATACCTTCTATCTCTATATCAATTAACATTTGATTTACTGGCATTGTAGTTTCAAAGAACAACTTAGAAAAACCTTCATCTATTATCTTCTTATAAAAGAGTTTATACAACCTATACGTTACATCTGCATCAGCATTATTATACTTAGCCACAATATTTTGATCCATCTTATCCATTGCTACTTTAGTAGATAGATTATAATAAGAAACATCAGTATATAATGAAGCTAAAGATTTCAACCCATAAGAAATATTATCATTCAATAAGCCTATCGCAGCATATGTATCAAAGAACCAATTAACCGTATCAATATTATATCTTATTTTAAGAAATTTACAGTCGAACTTTGAATGTGTTATTTTCTTAGCTGGTAATGAAAATATCTTTTTATAGTACTCTAAATTAAAAGGTAAACATATAGCAACTCCTTCTTTAAAGGAAAACGAGCATGTTACTAGATCATCTTTATAAGGATTAAGTCCAGTAGTTTCTATATCAAAAGCAAACTCGTCTACCTTTTTTAATATATTATATACTCTATCATAGTCATCTGAAAATACATACTTAGTAGGTATCTGAGTATATTTGCCTTCTGCTAGTTCAAAACCTTTCTTTATATCTGATTGCATAGCATATAAATTTTTTATTACACTTAGAGATGCTTTTGGTGCAAAAGTAGGAATTACACTATATTTATCCTTTTTAAATACATACCCTCTAACATCAGATAATTTAATTTTACCTAGAAAATATTTAGAAGCTATTGCACCTAAAGCGATAATAACTTTAGGTTTTATTACTTCTATCTCCTTTTCTAATAACTTAGAACAAGCACTTATTTCTGTTATTTTAGGATTTACACCACCTTTGGTATTACATTTAACCAACATTGTAGCATAAACATTGTTCCTTTTATAACCAGCTTTTTCTATACATTCACTCAGCAGAGACCCAACATTACCAGAAAGAGCTGTACCAAATACAGAATCATTCTGACTTATAAAATCACCTACAAACATAATATCACTGGTTACAAGACCATTACCAGTAATACAATGTTCTCTACCTTTATTTCTATTATGTTCACCTAAATAACATAAATCACACTCTTTTTCCATTAACAACCCCCTCCAACAAAAATTATTTCATAATTATTTCTTTTAAGTTCACCCAACGAGATTTTCTATCATACTTTCCATAAAGATAGAATTTATAATCTTTAAACTGCTCAGTATTAAAATTTTTCCTCATATGTTCTATAATAACATCTTCGGTGTACCCTTGACTTTTACGCATATCACCTAACCAGTCCTCTGGTACGTCATCATCATACTTTTTAACTTTAACACTTAAAAGATCATTTTTAATTGTTGGTGTACCACAACCTGTACCCATAATACTCTCCTTATATACCTCCAAATTTTGATGTAGTAAAGTTATAACCGCCTGGAGTAACTCTTTTAACTTTATAAATTATTTCATCATTGCTATTATTACAACCTACACATACTCTATTATGTATACCATAACTTTTAAATACTGTACCACATTTTAAACAAATTCTTTTTTTAATACTTTTTATTTCATTACTAACGTATTTAC